CTGCATGGTCCGCGTGCTGTTGTTCGCCGCGTTGTCGGCGTCGCCGTCGAACGGGACCGGGGTGCCGTCGCGGTTCGTGACCGGAAGCTCGACGCCTATGTGCTTCGCGCACCAACGCCTGATGTGGTCCGATACGCCGTCGCGCCCGCCATGGATGCGCGCGGTGAAGACGCGCACTTCGACGCCACGGGCGAGCCACGCCTTCACGCGGTCAAGCATCTCAGGAATCGGCTCTCCAATGTGCTCGACTCCGCGCCAGTGGTCGTACGTCGCGAGCGTGCCGTCAAGATCGACGCCCACCCATCCCTTCGGCATTTCGTGACTCATCGTCCCTCCCTCGTTGCCTGTACCATCGCCAAGAACGCGCGCCTGTTGCGCCGCCTGCCGATGACCTTGTCGAGCCTGTCCTTGCAGTTCTGGCACGTCACGTTACCGATGGCCCGCGCGAACGGCAGCATGGCTCCTCGCTCTCCGCACATGGCGACGTCGATGTCGGGGCCGTTGCGGTAGTGGCGCGGGCCTGGCAGCTTGGTCACGGCCTCACCCAACTACTGCCGTTGCTTCCCCGGTAGATGACGACGGGATACCCACACTCGTCCTTGCCGCCGTCCTTCGCAAGGTCGAGCTTCATGAGCGCCTTGTCGATGTGCATGTCATCGGCCGAGAAATCGTACTGGAACGACAGTTTCCAAAGCTTCTTCGCCCATTTGATGTGCTGATCCGTTGGGTCGCTGGCCAGCAACTCGAACACCTCGCCAAAAATTACCGGACTGTCGTGGTCACTCATCGTTTCCTCCTATCGCGTTCCCATCTGCCGTCGGCGCCGCGCACCCACGGGCCGAACTCGCGTGCCAGTGCCAACTTCTCGCTACTCAAGGCCATGGCCAGTCGCGCCAGTGCGTGCCGCGCCGGCCATATCACGGAAGCGAACGGATCCACCGCCTGTCGCGGGTCCGACTCAGCCGGGTAGACCCGCGCCGTTATCGCGCGCTTGGACTTCATGGCGTCTCTCCGATGAGCGCCAGGCCGGCCGCTGTGAGCTTGACGTTGCTCCAGGGATAGCCCGGTGAGTTGTCGACCTCGACGAGCTTCCGCCGGATCACGTCGTCCATGGTCCTGGCGATGACGTCGTTCGCGGTCGCCTCGAACACGCTGAACCGGCCGTGCTCGTGAAGTACGCGGAGGACCTCCGTCGCGATTCTTTGCTTTCGCCTAGGCAAGTCGTCAAGGCCGACCGAGAAGCAGCAGACGTGGACGGCGTAGCGCTTTGGCATTACTCGACCATCTCCCGTCTCCGCGTAACCGTCGTCTCGTCGGCTGCGGTGTCGTCGTCGATGAGCGCGTATAGGCGGCGCTCGGGAATGCACACGTCGAGCACGCCATTCACTTCCCGCTCGGTCCCGTATTCAGGGCACCTGCCGGAGTACGACCAAGCCGCATTCGCTGTCGTCCATCGTTCCGTGCCGTCATGGCTTACCGTGATTGGCTTCGGCGTTAGCTTCCTTAGCAACATGAACCGCTCGCGTTTCCCGCACCACCGACAAGGCCGCAGCTCGACCGTAATCCCGACCTTGAGCTGCGCCTCGTCCGTCACCAGCTTCCACGGGTCGCGCGTCATGGCTGGCCCTCATCTGTCGGCTTCGCTTTGAAATACTTTGAGTCATCCGTGCGCGGCCACGAAAACCCGCAGCCGGATCCATGCGACCCGTAGCAGTGACCGACCCACGTCCCCTTCGGGCCGGTGCTACCAGACGTTCCCCACTGCGTGAATGCGTCGCACTTCGGACAGAAGAAATCGCCGTCGTCACCGTTTGCGATCTTCGGTCCAGCATGCAGCGGACGGCGGCAGTTCCAGCACTCGCGCGCATCGTTGACGTTGCCGTAATTGCAGACTGCGCACGTCCACCAGCCAGCCGACTTGTGCCACAGCTTACTTGTCCATCCGATGAGCACAGGTTCCGCCTCGCCCGCCAGCCCGTCGAGCGCCAGGCGTTCGATCTCGTCAGCCAACGCGCACACGTCAGCGTATCGGTTGTCATTGCGGTCGAAGGCCCATCGAATCAGCCGGACCCGCTCGGCAAGTGCTGGCAACCGGCGAAGTGCGTCCGAGGCGGTCATTTGGGCTCCGTCGACAGCGCGCGGATTCGTGCGACCAGTTCCGCCTCTCTCTTGCACGAGTCGCATTCGTCGGGGCCGAGTCCGCACGGCTCAGTTCCGACTTCGCGCACGCCCTCCTCGACGACCTTCGCCGCCATCTCGTACGCCTCTTCCCGAGCGCGACGGACAAGCTCGTCGATCATGCAATTACACGGCTCGTGGTGCTCGCACTCGCGGCACATCTTGCACCCCGGGTCGTCGCAGTCGACGTCGTCATCGCCGACGTGCCCCAGCAACTCCAGCGCCGTCTTGAGCTTCATCGCTTCACTTCCTTGAGCAGCTTCACCAGCGCCCTGATCCCTTCGCGCAGATCTTCGTCTGGCTCCAACGCAAACAACCTGTCGCCTTCCGGTCGCGGTCGCGCACACACTCCGATCAGCCACTCGGCATAGGCGCGCCTGGTCGTCGCGAACCCCATTCGCATCGGCTCTTCTAGCCAATTGCATGCGTCGTTCACTTTGTCCTCGCTTTCTTCGGCGCGCGAGTTGCGGCGTCGATGGCTGCAATTGGCCCGACGACCTCGTCGGCAGCGATGATGTGCCCGTGACGACGCAGGTACTCCTCCGTGGAGCGAATGGCCGCCAGGTGCGGCGCGATCAGCCGGCGGATCCGCCGCCGCTCGCGTGCTGCGCCTGCCGCGTACGCAAGCTCCGCCATCTTGTCCAGGTCCTTGACGCAGTACCGCTTTGTTTCGTCGGTCACAGCCCCGCCCCACGCAAGGCACGCGTCAGGCGCGCATAAGCCTCAACTGAACCGGCGCCTCCATCGTGATCGCGGAACTTCACCGCCGCATCCGCGACTTTGCGCAACGCCAGCAGCTCGGCGCGGATAGCGCGAACGGCGGTCAATCCAGTATCCGGGTCGCTGTATCTCGCAGTACCCGCAATTACCTCTTCCAGGGAATTCAAATCCTCATCCGTCACGCGCGTCATCGCTCCAGCTCCTCGAAGTCGGGCATGTTGTCGTAGTCGGCACCGTCGAGCGCGAGGCTTTCGGCGATTTCTCGCCAGTTTCGATTGCAGTCTGGGCAGTTGTCAGAATGGCCGTCGAACACCCATTTCGTTGAGTCGAGGCGACCGATGTGGCCGAATCCGTCTGGGTGCGTGCGGCGTTCCATGAACAGCCGCCGCTCGTCGTCGGTTGGGGGCTGCCATTCGATGGTGTAGTTTCCGGCTTCCCATGCATACCCAGAAGAGCCATAACCGTTCGTACCGGCGAACCCGGATGCCTGGTACACCGACGTAATCTTTCCGGCCGGCCAATGCGGAGGATCCAACAGGAACCGCACCTGCATGCCGACGCGCGGCTGAATGTCCTTGCTCGATTTCATTTCCGCACACTCCTCGTCGAATTCCATTGGCCTGCCCATGAACGCCTCGGCACGTGCCTGACGTTCTCGCCTCACGTTCGGATCTGCCCACAGCGCGCGTTGGTTCGCCATCACGGATACCTCTCTGTCCCTACGGCGCCGAAGTCCGCGCCATGGTCGTCGAAGAAGGCCATCAAGTCGCCGCGCCACCGCACCTGCTTGACGATCCCGGTCTCGCCGTTGCGGTGCTTGGCGATGATGATTTGCGTGTCAGCGCCCTGAATCCAGGGGAACAGCACGATATCGGCGTCTTGCTCGATGGCCCCCGAGTCGCGCAGGTCCGACAACACCGGCATGCGCGGCACCCCGCCGGTGACGTTCTGGCGATTCAACTGCGCCACGAGAATCAACGGGCACTTCAGGTCCCCTGCGAGGACCTTGAAGGCGCGGGACATGGCGGCCACCTCAAGCTGCCGGTTCTCGGCGCGGCCGTCTGACCGCACGAGGCCGAGGTAGTCGACCACCAGCAGAGCCAGACCGCCACGCGCGTATCGCGACCGCCACCGGCGCGCCTCGGCGGCGATGCGCCCGACGGACAGCTTGCGATCGTCGACCCACAGCGGGATGCCACGAATCTGGCGGTCGGCCTTGTGGATCTTGTCCCATTTCGCCAGGTCCACGTCGCCGTTCGTGATGCCTGGCACCTCACCGACGAAGGTCAGCGCCCGCTCGATCAGCTCCTGCCGCGACATCTCGAGCGAGAAGCACAGCGCAGGCACCCCAGCCATCGCGGCGCGGATGGCCGTGACCCACGCCAGCGACGACTTCCCGCCGCCCGGGTTCGCCGCCACGACGATTTGCTGGCCAGGACGGAGGCCTCCGAGCATCCCATCGAGCGACATCAGGCCTGTCGGTACCGAGCCGGTGCGCGTGTTCTTGGCCCTGGCCTCGATGGCGTCTTTCGCCTCGTCGAGCGCGTCCCCGACCCGGACCGGACCGTCGTCGGCCGGCACCTCGAGCGCATCGATGCTTGCCCGCGTCTCTGCCAGCAGCTCTCCGAGTTCGGCCGACCCAGCCGCCCGCATCGCCGTTTCGGTCGCCAGGGCGATCAGCCTCCGACGGACCGCCCTTTCTCGGACCAACTCGGTGTAGTGCCGCGCGCTCTCGGCCGTCGGGACCGCCCCAGACAGTTCGAGCATGTACCCTTCACCGCCATCGAGCCTCTGGATCATCCCGCGCACCCGCAGCTCGTCCATGACCGTCAGCACGTCGAGCGTTCCGCGTCGATCGCACTCGCGCATCGCGTCCCAGATCTCGCGGTGGGCCGGGATGAAAAAGTCGTCGGTGGCCAACATGCCGGCGAGCTCGGAGAAGACGGTCGGCTTGATCAGCACCGAGCCAAGGACGGCTTTCTCCGCGTCGATGCTGTGCGGCGGGTTGGGTGCGTTGCTCATGGGTTAGGTCCAATCTTTCGAGGCGTCAGGGTCTTGTATTGGGGCCCGATCTGGACACCAGGAGGACCGATCGCCCTGACCTCTGCTTGCTTCTTCGGCGCTCGCAACCCGTTGAAGTTCAAGACGAACAGCGAAAACTGGTGGCGCTCGGCGACAGCCTTCGGCGATCGGTCGCCGAGAAACTCCTCGAACATCCGTCCGGATGACGCCTGCGCGTCTACCCGTCCCTCGAGACCAAGATCCTCGAGCATCCCAGCGAGGGTCCCGACTGCCTTGGCGTCGCCGGCACCTCGGCCATACGGCATGTTCGCGTTGTCTCGAGACCAAGCCGCCCCGAACCTTCGTCGCCATTCGTCGGCTGACCAGAGACCGGTAGGCGGTGATGCTACCGGCTCATGGTCGTCGTCCTCGGCGAGGGCGTCAGCGACGGCTGCTGGGATGGCAGTGCAAGCGACGGCTACCTGCTCCGCAGCTGTGGGATCGCACGCGGGGGGAGAGATTTCTGAAGGTGAAGGTGAAGGTGAAGGTGAAGGTGAAGGTGAAGGTGAAGGTGAAGAGTCAGAATCGGACACGCATTTCGCTGTGGCGACCCCAGGCATTTCGCTAGGCGTTCCCCACCCATTTTTACGTCTGTATTC